GCGTGAGTATCATCATCGGCGGCGATATGCACGGTTGCAAGCGACTCATCGAAGCAAGCAAGAAGGAGTTTTGGGTATACGACACGCAGCTAGCCCACGCGCCCTGCACGCCGGAGATGGTCAGGTGGAGCATCGGCCTATGGACGTGGCTAGTGCAGCCGCGTATGCGCTTGTCGTGGTGCTGGAAGGACTACCTGAAGGCCGGTTGCGACATGGCTAATCCTGAGCCGAGCGAACAGTTGATAGCTTATGGCGAGGGCGGGAAAGACTACAACCACCTAACCGCTACGCAGGCGCGACTTGACAAGTACCGCGCGGAGTTTGACTGGGAGGGCTATCCGGTCAAGGAGTGGATTGCGCAGGGCGGGGCTACGACGACGAAGCCGACGATAGACTTTGACAAGTTGCTGCCGAAGAGGTAGAATGTAAGACGAAAGGGGCAGTCCAATGGCAAAGACAGTAAAGCTAGGGCAGGTTGTACAGGACAGCATCACGGGCTATGAGGGCAAGGTGACCGCCCGCGCAGAGTATCTGTATGGTTGCGTGCAGGTGCTCGTACAGAGGCAAGAGTTGAGCGAGGATGGCGATGTATATAAGCCAGTGTGGATTGACGAGCCGCAGGTGGAGGTCGTCAATACGGAAGCGGCACCAGAGGTCAAGCCGCGCCACGGCCCTCGCGATACTAAGGGTATGGGCAGGGTGTATCCGGCGTAGTGAGAGGGGCGAGGGCAATGGCGATACCCACTAGGTTTCCCGTAACGATAGATGGCGTTGACTGCTCGGCAAGGGAAGCAACGATAGACATCGGTGACACTGGGTATCCGTGCGGGGTAACTATTATAGGGTTCTCTGGAAATGCAGCTGAGCTTGAACGTGCGCAGCGCACATGCAAGCACTGCCGCTTCTGGGAGAGGCGGCTGTTTGGGGTTAGCGGGGGCCGGTGTGCAAGGGCCGGTGCTCCAGTTGGCTTATGTAAATCAACCTTCGGCTGCCGCTCATGGGAGCCCGAAGACCTATAATACTGGGGTAAGAGGGGCAATGCCGGCATGGGCGAACGGGTGCAGTCGTCGGGGCTAGATGAGTACCTCTCAATTACGCAACACCTGAAGCAGCTATTCCTACTACCATCGCCGAGCGGTGCGGAGAAGGGCGTCCGGCTCTACTGTCGCACTGCCCTTACCGACGCAGGCTTCACGGCGGAGCAGGATGCCAATGGTAACCTACTAGCCTCGCGCGGTGACGAGGGGGCACAGGCAACGCTGCTGGCCGCCCACATGGACACCGCTCAGCAGATGCGCGATGTAGAGGTATTGGCGCGGTTGAACTCAGCGGCACTGGCCTTCCCGGAGAAGGAAGGGTTGCTACAAATCGAAGGCCAGGATGATGGCGGCGAGACGCTTTGCATCGGCGCAGATGACAAGTGTGGCATCGCGATAATCCTGGCATTGGCTGAAGTCACCAACTTGCCCTTCCGTGTGCTACTGAGCGCACAACGGGCTAACGAGAACGGGGGAGCTACGGCGGTTGATGCGGACTTCTTCGCAGGCTTGGACTACTGCTTGTGTCTCGACCGGCCCGGCAAGCAGGACATTGTATCGGTGTACAACCGCCGCGCTACTGCCTCGGACTGGTTCGTTGACCGCCTGATGATATTCTCGCGGGAGCTGGGCCTGGCCTATTCCTGGGCGGAAGAGGGCGAGCAGTCAGACGCACATACAATTTCGCAACACGTGCCGCAGGCGGTCGGCCTCTCTGTCGGCTATGGTTCGTACCCGTCGCCCGCAGCGGACTTTGCGGTAGTGATAGACGTAGTCCATGCGATGCGCTTAGTGACGGCGCACTTGAGTACAGACTAGCACCGCGCACTTTGACAATACAAAGGGGCACTGAGACAATGGAAATCGGCATACACGCATTCAACAAAGAACACTCCGGGCCATATCGGGAACTAGATGATTATACCGGGCACTGTAAGGACCTTGGCTTCAGTTGGACTAAAATCGGGGCGAATATCATTGAGGACCAGCGTGTTGATGATATGCGGCCACGGCTTGAGGCGGCGCGCGAGGCCGGCCTGCGTTGCGTACTAGACATGCACGGTTCGGTTGAGTACCTGAGCACTATCGCTATTGACGCGCAGGTACGGCTGAATGAGGAGGGCAAGCTGCTGGGGAAGCAACCTGGCGACAGCCCCGAACGCATCCAAGAAATCATCATTCACAATCAAGAGGTTGCTTCGGCCATCGCAAACGGTCGGCTCGCCGACAATGCCAGGGCATTCGTCGAGTTGCACAAAGACCTATGCGAGGACTATGAGTTCTGGGGCGAGTACCGTTGCGCCTGGGTAAGCCGAGGCATGTTTGACAAGCACCAGGCATATCCGGCTATCCTGACTGCTATTCACGAAGCGATACATGATGTCATGCCGTCGGCGCGCGTCTGGAATGGCGGCTATGGGATGGACTTGGACATAAACTTCATCCTCGGCCTGTTGCAGGAGGGCGCGGCAGAGAGCTTCGAGGTCGCCAATTGGCATCCGTACTTCATGCACATCCGCGACCGCGCCCGCGCTACCGATTTGGCCGAAAGAGGATACGCCGAAATCCGCAGGAACCTTGAGGCGGCGGGCACCAATCAACCCTTTGCCTGTACTGAGTGGGGCTACCCGACGCTACCGCCAGATATACCGGAGGAGTTCAAGGAATACCTAAAAAGCGTCGTAGTCAAGGAGGGCGTCCAGCAGCTTACGTGCGAAGAGGCCGTGGAGTGGTATGAGACCGACCTTGAGATAATGGAGCGGCATGGGTTTCAGGTTGTAATAGTACACGAACTATCTGACCATGACCCCGACTTGAATGCTGCCAAACACTGGGGCGGCTTCTGCGGACTGATGACGAGTGACGGGAAGAAGAAGCCGACCTATGATGTGATACAGGAATGGGCGCACAAGGGCAGGGAGGGCAAGCCGGCGTTTGCGGATATGGAGACTGCCGATGAGCCTGAGGTTCCGTTGCTCGACCTGAAGCCGTGGAGCAACGAGGAGGCTGCGCGGATAGAGAAAGGGGCGGAGGAAGATGGAGCACTCTAAGCTAATCGCGTTACTACAGGAGCTCGAATCACACGGATGCGCCTTGGTCATTGAATGGGAGAGTGGTATCACCTACGGGAAGAACATGACATTGCGCGGCGGCGTCACTGCGGTAGCACGCAAGGAGTTGTGGCCCAACCGCGAATACCAATATAGGTACGACGTGATCCGGGCAAATGCGCCGACATTCGATAACGCGCTTGTCTTGCTAGCGGCTTCAATCGAGAACGCGGACTGGCAAGATGATGAGGCGGCGGTAGCCAAGTTTGCCAAGGCCGCCATTCAGCGCAAGCAGGAGACTGGTAACGTGGGGGTAACATTCAAGGCAATGTGTGACGCCTACTTACCACATGGCGTTGAAGGCCCAACTATCGTTTACGAGGAGGGCTACGTTACCGTCACCGCTAGCGAGGCTGAGATAATGCGCGCCGATGCCGACAACTGGGAAGAGATGGACGAGGCCCAAATCGAAATGGAGCAAGCCGATGCCGAGGTTCCGAGCTAAGAAGGATGCAAAGTTGCCGGATGGTGTGATAGGGTCGCCGGATGTCGCGGAGGGCGATTGCGTTACAGTAAGCGATGGCGAGGCTGATATACTGCGTGCCGACCCCACTACTTGGGAGGACATGGACGCATTTGTCCTGGCGCAGACTATTCGGTTGCGCGCCGCTCCCGCAACGGCGTCGAAGAGGGTTGCGCCAGAGAACCGGAAGGTCATTGCAAGCGCCGAGGAAGCCAAGGGCGACAACGGGGGCGAGGATGATGGCGGAGAAGAATGATGGCAATGTACTGAACATCGTGCATGAGGTGGAGAAGGATGAGGGCGATATGCCGGACATCGTGTATGGGTTGTACGGTCCTTCCGAGATTGACCTAACTGTTACCGCAAGCAATGCAGGGCCTGAGCGCAGTCCCGAGGAACAGCGGCTGGATGCTGTATATGAGCCCCTCGGCGTTACATACATAAGCTTCCCCGCCGGTCAGGATATTGCTATCTGCCTGGGTGATGAAGAGGTGTTGCGGCTGACTATGGATGACTTGGAAATGGTGAAGGAGTTGTTGGGTAAGAATACTGACGAACAGGGCAGCGAGCAGGATAGTAAAAGGGGCGAGGATGATGGCAAAGACGAAGGTGCTGTCAACAGAGGAGCTGGTACTTAGCTACGGCGGTTGTACGGAGGAGGATGTTGCTGATAGTTTTGCAGAGTTTAGCCCCACGGCAGCAATCTCTCTGTCAACAGCCCTGCGGCTAATAGATGCCCGCATCAGGAGCTTGACGAGGCGCATAGAGCAACTTGAATGGGAACAAGGGCGGTGATGATGATGGCTACTATCTGTTCGGGCGAAAGGGTGTTGTGGCAGATACCCACTGATGAATACACAAAGCTAATTGAGACTATGCGAACTGTAAAGCAGTTGCTGGGTAGATGGACTGATACAGGGGATGACAACAGCGGCAGAGACGAAGTCTGAGACCAAGCACTTCAACTGGCAGCTAGTCTGGCGGGCCGCCGAAATGGTTGCTCGTGATGCTATCGCGCAACGCTGGCTCGACTACCGCAGCGAAGTCACCTTGGCAATTCTGGAGGGGCGGGCGCTATCCGAAATCGTACTCAGTCCATCAGCAACACTCCGCAACGGGCAACTCGGCAAGCTAACTGCGGCGGCGCTGCTTGAGACAGAGCCCGAGCAGATAGTGGGCATAGAGATTGCGGAGGCGGGGGACTGGGCTGTGACCTACCTGCTAGTGTTGAGGCCACCCAAGCCCATCCCGCTGATGATGCTCAACAAACATGACCGCTATCCCGAAAACATGGACGAGGTCGAGATTAGTTGCCCAGAAACGGTAAGCACTGATGTGGCGGCGGAGGTCATTGTCTGGGCGATAGAGTGGTCGCGTGAGGGGGAGCGCGCTACTGGCATACTGACAATGCGCGGGATGGAAGACATCGACGGCGATATGGAAGACAGGGCTAACTGGATATTGTACGAGTACCCGTTTGAGGGGAACGCGATTGGCTGCTGGCCGCGACGCGGGCGGCTGGAGTATGAGAAGAAGCTGGAGGTCCACGAGGACTGAGCAGATGTATAAACTAGTGCTGGATGAAAAGTCAGCAGTTCTGTCGGTGAATGCGGGGGGCGGTAACATCGAGGCGTGCGCTTGGGCGGCAATACTGCTGCGGATGTATCGGCATTTTGCCGAAATCAATGGCTATGAGTTCACAGTGGGTTCTGCAATTCGCGGTGATGGTCCTGGCATTCGCCTGGTTGTAGCTACAGTCCGTGGTCTTGGTGCCTATGGTCAACTCAATGGCGAGGCGGGTGTCCATCGCCTAGTGAGGATATCGCCATTCGATGCTTCGAAGCGCCGACACACGAGCTTTGCCGCAGTTAGTGTAATGCCGGATATCGACGACTGCTGCGATATTCCACACGTACCCAAGAGCAATCCGCCGATACGGTCATACGTATTACATCCGTACACAATGGTCAAGGACCACCGTACCAGTGTTGAGGTTGTGGATGCGCAGGCGGTGCTCGACGGTAAACTCGGCGAATTCGTTACTGCATACCTGTTGGGCCTAGATGCGTAGGCGCATGTTTGAGTACGCACACGGAGGCGGGCGGCGATGCAACCTGACTTACAGCAGGAGGCACGAGGTATCGCACAAGGCCTTGCCTCAGGCGGGCGCCATATGCGCCCGCGCTGGCGCGAACCCATACTGGATGTTGTCTGCGATATGCTAACGTGGGAAAGCCTGATATACACTCAGAATATCGTAGCAATTGAAAACATCCTGCAAGTTATGCCAGACCATATCGGCTATCAGAATATTCGATATTGGCTCCAAGAGACTCGCAGGTTCTTTGAGGAACGGCAGGCGGAGAAGGAGAGAACATGCCCGACCTGATAACGCTCGATGATGTCAAAGACGAAGGTGGTATCGCGGGTGCGCAGCTTGACGCTCGTATCTTGCGCAGGATTGATTCGGTCACCGCCAAGGCTGAAGCCTACTGTATGCGTATGTTTGAGCTTGCCACGCGCACTGAGCACCATGACATTGTAGGCAACCCCAGCTTCTTCTACGTGGACAACCCTCCGTGGGTTTCGATAACTACGCTGACCCACAACGAGCAGGTAGCGGCGGTGACTATTGACGCCGATGATGATGTGATAGACGAGACCGAGTACAAGGACGCTGGCAAGGTGCAACTATTCAATGGGGAGTCGGTGTTCTACAATGGCGACGCCTCAGTCAAGATAGTGTACAGCGGCGGCTATGATGAGGCGACATTCCCTGCTGGCCTCAAGACCGCGCTGATTGACCAGATACTCTTCGAGATTGACCATCGCGAACGGATAGGCATAGCTGCACAGGCGGCGGACGGGGTATCTATCAGCTATGATGAGAGCAGTGGGTTTGCCAGTCAAGTCAAGATGGTGCTGGATAGATACAGGCGACTGGACAAGTTGATTGTGTAACGGTGCGCCGAGGGGTTTGGCTGCCCTGCCAACAAGCACCACCCCCTCCTCCCGCCTCTTGGCGCACCACCTCAATAGCATTTCTCCGCTCCAGGAAGCTCTCTGGGGCGTTTGTAGTTCTAAGTAAGGGAAGCACCCACCTATGGCACTGATACCGTTCCCTGACCGCCTGACAGTCTATCATACCCCTGAGTTTGGCGACACTGACCCGCCAGACTGGTTGCCCTCAGATACCACGAGCCTGCGCGGGCGTATTGTCTCAATGACGAATACGCAGGCCTTGACCGCAAACGCTGCTGGTGACTACAGCCCCTTGGCGACACATATCCTGCGAGCAGAACCGTCGGCAGACTTGAAGGTGGCGGCGTTGCTTCGGCGGCATTCAGATGACAAGTGCTGGTTAGTAATGAGCGTGCGGGAATCGAACAAGCGGAGCGCGGCAGGTAGGCCCGACCACGTTATCTGCGATATATCGGTTATGGATGACCCGCCGCCGCTGCCCGACGCGCTTACCCAAGAACGCAGGGATAGATAGCCCATGCTCACATTCCAAATCAGAGGTGTTGAGAAACTGCTGCGGTCGCTAGACAACGCCACGAAGGAGACGCGGCGGAGTACGGAGAAGGCGCTGACTAAGGCTGCGCATTTGGTAGAGAGGAATGCGAAACAGAACTTGACTGCTGGTCGGCCACTCCATGTGCAGGACGATACCCTGCGATCCAGCATCCGCGTTGATATAGACAAAGCAAAGTTGGAGGCGCAGGTCGGCACTAACGTAGTCTACGGGCCGGTTCACGAGTTCGGCGCAACTATTCCGGCGCACACGGTGAAAGCTCGCCACGCAAAGGCGTTACGTTGGTTCGGCCCGACTGGGCTTGCTATCTTCCGCAAGAGCGTGCGAATACCTGCCATAAAGATGCCTCGCCGCCCTTGGCTGCAACCTGCCTTTGACCGAGCCAGGGCGGGCATCAAGGACTTCTTCAAGGACGAAATCAGCGGAGGCCTTGACCGAATATGAAGATGAGCGAGGTTCTCACAAAGCTGAAGGGTTTCTTGGACGCCGCAACCAGTGCCCACCTTACCGATGCCCGTGTCCACAAGTTTGACTATCCAACTACTGAGCGGAATGACCGCATCCCCGAAATCCGCTTGATACCGCTGAGTAGTGAAGACGTAGAAATGTTCATCGGCAGCGGCGGTTGGTACACCGACTTTTCGATTCGGCTCGAGGCCAGAATACCGCTGCGGTGGGAGAATACTGACGACCACCTTGAACTGTGCGAGGAAATCCACCAGATTGTAGCCAACAACAACTACTTCGAGAACGATGGCGGTGAGCAGGCCACGCTCAGCAGCAAGTCATGGAGCTACGGTTTCGAGGCTGAAGGGGAAACGGGCGAGCGCATCATCGAAATGACTATGGTGTATAACGCGCCACAGGTGCTTCCGGCGTAACAGGCAAGGACGGACGTAAGCTGCAACTACAAATCAATGGAGCCTCCGAGACATCGGGGGCTTTTTTGATGCCCGGCCTCTCAGGGCTACGGGAGAAAGACAACTATGGCACTACGCACGGGATTTGTTCAAGGACTCGACTATGGTGTGGGCGCCTCGGTTACTGCGACCGTGGGTAAGGTCAGCGGCGGCAGTTGGGAAAACGACACTGCGCTGGACTACCTGTTCTCATTGAGTGGCGCGGCGGATGCACAGTACGGCATGGTAGGTGCTACCGGCACGGCCACCTTCGCGCCTACGTCGGCTACGCTGATGGCCCTAGCCCTCCGCGCCAGTATAACCTCGCCTTCACTAAGCGACCTGACCTTTCAAGGCGGGGACACCACTAGCAAGTTCAAGCATGTGAACGCTAAGATAAACCGCCTGACGCTGGAAGGCCGGGTAGGGCAACCGCTAATGTCAACGATTGAGTGGATTGCGCGAACACCGAGTCAGATAACGGGTGCTGCTTTTGAGTCAGTTGATACTGGCTCAATTATGCAATGGTATCAGGGCGTCTGCACAATCAACAGTCTTACCTATTCAATGCAGAGTTTTAGCATCACGGTCGAGAATAACATCACTCCCTACAGTTCGTTGGATACCGCGACTACGGATTCGCAACGCCTTCCTGAGGAGCTTGTCATTGGCGCCGAACGTGTACGCGGCAGTTTTGAGATAGGTGTACCGCCTACCGCAAACGTGGAGCTTGGCTTTGATGATAGTTGGGCTGATGCGCCAGTCGCCACTCAGGACGCGAGCCTGGCATTCACCAATGCCGCCGCCACCACAGTAACCATCGCGCTGGCCGGCATGACAATATCGCGCTGGAGTATGCCATTCGTGCCCGATGGTGTCGCCTTCGCAACTGTGGAAATGGAATGCAAACCGAACACGGCTAACTCCATCGCGATTAGCTAGGCACGGAAAGACGCAGAGGGGCCGCAAGCAGGGGGCGAGCGTGGCAGTTATCAATAGCCGGTTGGGTCTCTGATAGGAGAACGATACGAATGGCGTTACGCACAGGATTTGTACAGGGGCTTGACTACGGCGAGGGTGCAAGCGTCACCGCGACTGCTGGCAAAGTCACAGGGGGATCGTGGGAGACGGACACTGGCCTAGACTACTTGTTCTCGTTATCGGGCGCGGCGGACGCTCAGTATGGGATGGTGGGGGCGACCGGTACGGCCACGTTTGCACCTACTGCGGCTACGCTAATGGCGCTGGCATTGCGGGCCAGTGTAACCACGCCAACGCTGACCGACCTCACCTTCGAGGGGGGCGATACCACCAGCAAGTTCCGGCATGTGAGTTCCAAGATAAACAGGCTGACATTGGAGGGCCGGATAGGTCAGCCGCTCATGTCAACCATCGAATGGATTTCCAGGACACCGAGTCAGATAACGGGTGCTGGCTATCAGACAGTTGATGCTGGCGCTATCCTGCAATGGTACCAAGGCGTCTGCACGCTCAACGGTGCCACATATTCCATGCAGAGTTTCAGCGTCACCGTCGAGAATAACCTGACGCCCTATAGTTCACTTGATACCGCGACCGCAGCGGCGCAGCGTCACCCCGAGGAACTTGTCATCGGTGCCGAGCGCGTGCGCGGCAGTTTTGAGCTAGGCGTGCCTCCCGGTACGGCTGTCTCTGCTGGCCTTGATGATGGCTGGGCCGACGCGCCGACTGCCACCAACGGTGCGAGCTTGGCGTTCACTTCCGCGACGCCGGTAACTGTGACTATCACGTTGGCCAATATGACACTGACGCGCTGGAGCGTGCCGTGGGTAGCAGATGGTGTAGCGTTCTACACTGTCGAGTTTGAGGCAACGCCGAATACAGCAGGCGCAATCGGAATCGCGTAGTCAGCCCAGAAAGGGGCAGATGTAATGAGAAAAGGCGAGTACCGCA